GCAGCATCTTGACCAATTAAATTACGAAACTCAGGGCGTTGAGCTACAAGTGCTGGAGTTGCCTTCTCAAAAAAATCAAACATTGGTGTATATTTAGTCTGCTCACCCTTAGCAGTCCGCTTTAATAAATCTATATCTTCAGATATTCTAGCAGCGGTGAGTACATCGAACTGTTTTTCTAGTGGCTTTCGTAGAATGTATCCAGCTAGGCTTCTTTCTACTGGCTCAATCGCGGAGCCTCTGGCATATCTAATACCAGCTCCCGCAATACGACCAGCTCCAATATCAGGAGTTGTAGTAAATTCAAATCCAATATTTAAAACAGTTTTAGCAATAGCTCCAATACCATAATCAGTATTATACATTTGTGGAGTTGTATCGCCAAATGGAGATGCTGCTCCGCCAATGCGAGCTGCAGTCTTTACTACATCATTGCCAAAGTTATATTTGTTTTGAGTTTCTTGTTCTTCAGCTGCAAAAGCAGATTGTTGCACAGTTTCACCTAGTACACCAGTTTTGCCAACTCTTCTTTGTGCAGCTCCTACTAAGCCAGCTGTCAAAGTTCCTGCTCCAACTACTGCTCCAGCAGTTAAAAGCACTGGTAGGCCTACGGTTGCTGCGGCTACTCCAGCTGCTAACCCTGCACCTACGGTTCCAAGAGCAGAAAGTAAACCCATTCCACTGCTATTTGCTTCCAAGTCTCTAGAGAATGCATAATTTTTACGTACATTTTCTAGACCCGCCGTTAAAACAGGGGCTGCTTTTTCTAAACCTTTAGTTGCTCTATCACCAGATATAGCATCAAGTCCCTGCATTATGCCACCAAAAGTATTTTCGCCAATGCGAGTTGCTCCTTGGCGTAGACTCTCCATTGAATCATTCCAGTCTCCAGGGGAGCTTGGAACATTCTTTGTGATGTCAGCAAGTGATGCTACGTTAGCACGGGTAATTGCACCAGGTATAGCTACCGCTGCAGTCTTTGGTCTTTGTGCGGGACTTTTGCCAGCTTGGTCTGGTAGGTAAGCGCTAGATGGTGCACGTTGACCTGCTTCAGCAGATGGCGTGTAGTCTGGCGTTTCCGTTAAGAACTTAGCTAAGCGTCCTAAGGAATCCCAAAAACTCATATGATAGTCCTAAGATACCTAACATAATCTTTAGTAGTCTGTGGCGTATTAGGTAAACTTGCCCACCATTCCATTGAAGGTAGATACTGTACAATTGTATTATAATCAGGATTATCTGTACGAGGAGGCAATACCGAAGACGCTGGATTCAACATTGGTGTACCTTCAAGAATTGACTCATCAGGAAATGCTGACTCTTCTGTAAGAGGAGTTACTGCAGCTCCACGCATGGATGTTGAAAATGTTCTAGCTTTAGGTTGTGGAGTCTTTATAGGCGCAGCAGAAGCTTGAGCGTTTGTTTCACCAGTAGTTCTATATCCAAGTCCGCGATATTTTAATTCTGGTTTCTTTGGATTTTGTCCTGCTCCGCCAGTAGCAGAAATATTTGCTGGATTATACTGAGGGCCACCATTAGCACCACCACGATTCTCAACGGCCATTTGTATCCTCCTCAGGACTATAAGAATATTCTTCTGCTGATAACAGCATACCCTTGGCTAACCAAGGATTCATGTTTTCACTTACATCTGTCATAAGATAGCGTGTGCCTTCATAGTCACTCCACTCACTTACTAACACCCAGCCAGTACATATCTGGCTTTCTGAATCTTCTAACTCTTCGGCAAGTACTCTCATAGCCTTATCAACGGCTTGGGTAAACTTACTCATTTGAGTTGCTCTTCTACTTGGTACGGTGGTGCTGTGTATACACTAATTCGTGCAGCCACTTCCATTGCAGCGATGACATCGCTACCCGCGTAAAGTGCTCCAAGAGCGTAAGAGCCACCGCTTCCGATTGCGTAGAATCCTTCTTCACTTTTCATTACCGCCAAATCTTGGTCAACATCAAATAGCTCACCACCTACTGCGATGAGAAATTGAAATCTTAATCCATCTTTATTCTTATCATGATTCTCATCAAAGTTATAACCATTATCCGTAAGACATTTACGAAGAGAAGGCATAGCTTTGACTATCATGTAGCGATAAACATCTTTCTTGTCTTTCGCTGAGAATACTGGTGGAATCCAAATGTTCTGGGCAATGTCGCAGGGTGATACTTCTCCTGCTCCTGCTATTAGTAACGCACCGCGTGATGATATCTTACGCATAAATGGATGTGAGTAAGATTTACCACTATCGTCTGTAATACGACTGTCAGCAACAATGACAGACTTATCTTTATATTCAACTCCAATAATCGTTGTCATTGTCCCCCCCTAGATTATCTTCGGCGAATAGTTCTTACGCTTGCGCTTGCTTCTCCACCTGATGTTAATCCTGAGAGAAGACTCATAATATCTGGTGGTGCTCCACCTTCGCCCTCCATAGGAAGAGCGCCTCCTACTGGAGCGCCAGCGGGAGCAGGGGACGGTTGCTCAACCATCGGGGCACCAGCAGGAGGAACCTGTTCGACAGGTGCGAAGATTTCTTCAATCGCATCCTCTATCGCTTGTCCTTTTTGGCGAGCTCTAATAACCTGTGCAATCTTAGATACTATCTGACTTGCATCGCCGCCACCTGCGGCAATCTGTGGAATTGCTTGAGTGTAGGCTTGCAGTGAACCAAGAAGAGCTGCACGCATATCTTCAATTTCAATCTTCTCAACTTCTTGACTTACGTTAACTGTAAATGGTAGTTCACGCATTGCCATATCCTTGGAGATTAATTTACCACCAAGTGCTTGTAGCATGAATATCAAACCTTGAGCTGGGTTTAAACCAGCAAGCATACCATAACGTACATCTGCTGAGTAGTCACCCTTAATATCCTTCTTAGGATTATAAGTAATCTCATAAGGAGCACCAGCATCTACACCACGAATTGTCTTCTCTTCTGGGAAGATAGTTTCATCTACCTGGAAGCAAAGCTGAATGACGTCACGGAGGGCGCTGGCGAAGATTGCCTGTGCAGATTTGACCTGGGTATCGAAGGCACCCATGAGAGCCTGTACGCCCTGACCCGTGACAATCGATGCATTAATGTTACCTGTGCGTCCCTCAGGGTAACGAGCGCCTACACGCAATTCCTGATTAAGCAGAGTCTGCTCTGTGAATGCGCCTTGTGGCAGGGTAAGTTCTACACGACGTACACCTGCTGGGTTGGATGTGCGGATAACCGCATCACCACCAAGCTGTAGCTCTTGTACATCTTGTGGAAGTACAATAGGAGCCTGTACAGATTTCTCTGCTGCCTCCATAGCAAGAAGTGCAAAGCGGTTGCGTAGCAACTGAATACCTAATATGTCATCAAACTGTCCACGCATCTCACCATCAATAGATGGTTTGCGGGCTACTACAATCATCATCTTACCAAGAGGATTCTTAGCTTGAGATAATAGAAGATTATTTTTATCTGGTAGATAGATTACCGATTGGTCTTTATCATAGTAACGAACCATTTCGATAAGAGAGTTTAAGTCTTGCTTGTATCCAAGTCCACCAAGAATAGTACGCTCATACTCTGGGAACTGAGCAACAAGCTCGCCAAGGGTTAATGAGTAACGCTTAGCAAATGCTATACATCTTCCGTATCTATCAAATTCTGGATAGGAGCCAATTGGATTTTCTAGACGAATACGAGGAAGCTTAGCTTCTTCATCTAGCTCGATAACAAATGGCAGGAAGCCGTAGGTTATATACCAGTCCGCTCCCGAGTACATCTGTACAGACATGTCCGAATGAGCAAAGTAATTGCTTGCAATGCGAGTACGCTTGTCAGCAAAACTGCGAGCCCTGTCAGAAGTCTGATTCGCCGCGGAACAGTTGATTGCAGGCAGAGGCGCCATAACTTCAGATAAGTCTCTCGCAACAATATCAATAAAATTTGCAACGACATTTGCGTCTACTCCATTTGGAAAGAAGTCAGGATATACGCTAGCAATCTGACCTTTACG